TTCTTCTTTTATCTCTTCAAGAGTCATTATTTAATCCTCCTGATAGGATTTCTATTATCTTTTTCCCCATTTCTTCCTTGCTACAAAATAGAAATGTACAACCATACCTTTCCTGCATTGTAGTAAGGCTTTTTTGCAAAATCTTACCGCTCGGGGATCTCGTTTTAATCACTAAATCCTTGCCTATATATGGATTGTAAATACTTTCTTCCCTTCTCGGATTGAACCATTTATGAACGTCTTCCAGCTTTCTTATGCCAACCTCGTTTTCACATAGAATGACAAGCTTTATGCCATACTTCCTTGCCCGGATAAGTTCATTCCTAAAACGTTCATGTTCCTTTTTACTGCTAGATACATTGCTACAAAGTTCATTAATGTCCTTTTTCCTGTCTATTGCCAATCTTGGGTTGTCTAAGCTTACATAATCACCTACAAAGACTTTAGAACGAAAATGCTTAATGCCTTGCCTGTCAAATTCCTCAACTATATGAGTAATTGCCTGAGGCTTATCTCTTGTATCAATCTGTATTACCATTAGCACCTCCTAATTAAATGGAAGTGCTGGATCGTCCACACCATCAGGTATATCCATAAAACCATCCGTATCAGGTTTATTGCTACCATTAGAACCCGAACCGCTATTCTTACTATCAGCAAACTCCTGTTCTTCTACAATCACATCTGTTGTATAAACCTTCTGACCTTCCTTATTGGTATAGCTTCCTGTTTGTATGCGACCTGAAATAAGTATCCTCATTCCCTGCCTGAAATACTTTTCAGCAAATTCACCCGACTTATCAAAAGCTATGCAAGGTATAAAGTCAGCCGTCTGACCTGAACTATCCTTGCGTCCTTTTCTATCTACTGCCAGCGTGTACCTTGCTATAGCCATGCTTTTCTCTCCGGTAGAGTATCTTATTTCAGGATCTCTTGTAAGCCTTCCCATTAGTACCACTTTATTCATACAATCTCCTTTATTCTGTTTTAGGGAAAGAGCCTTCATCTAAGCATTTGCTTAAATAAACAAACTTAGGCAAAAACTCTTTATTTATAAATTTCTCATCATATTTAATCGGATGTATACTTATCCTTGACTTATCTATATCAAGATAGTAATTTGCATATTCTGCTTCTGTAAGGGCATAAGCTATAATATATGCCTTTCTAATGCCTGTAGCATACATTTGTACTTGTACCTGCTGCCAATATGCTTTAGATACTTTAAAAGCCTTATCCAGCTTATGAGTTTTGATTTCATATATGGTATCCTTAGTGCATCCGTCAAGGTTTACCCTGAGTCTTCCCCATGTAATTTGAGCGTCTTTCACAAGCTCCGGGACGTTAATTGCATCCAGTATTCTATGCTCATAATACGTCCCGGCAAGTATGGCATCCGTTTTTATATCTCTACTTAAAAACCCTTGCTTAGTTCTATACCAAGCTTCAAATGTTTTTGTTCCATAGTTACCAACTACAAAACGTACATCTGAAGCTCCGATATAGTAGCTCCTGTCTGAGTCATGTATCATAATTAAGACTCTTTAAGCAAAACATTCAGATTATGCTCTACTGCTGCAAGGGTCTTATACATATTCAGATAAGACTGTAATTCTTCTTTGGTCCTTCCTAATTTTTCAGCTATGTCAGTAAGGGTTAAGCCTTTTTTATTTAATGCCGTAACAGTTTCAAAGACTCTTTCCTGTACCTTGCCTATATCATGATATTGATTAGCATTTTGCTGCTTTTTCTCGTCCTCGTCTTCTTCCTCCAGCCATAAATCAAACCCTAATCCGGTGTATATGGCTACTCCTTTTACGAAAGACCTTGTCATTGAATTCCATATCCTTTGCTGACTCATGGAATTATCCTTCACTGGATTTGCTCCATTCATCAACGGAGATTGCATATAGTAAACTTTGTCATCTATATGTATCTCTATTCTTGTTTCATAGCAGCGGTTTGTTACTCCGTTTTTGTCTGTAAAAACTTCGTTTGTTGCTATCAAACTTGAGCCGGTAGTAGGGTTTTGTATTGGAAGAAAATAAACTACTTCCGCTCCATTTTTGTGTAGCAAATCTATGCACTTGCTATAATTTAGGTAATCCATACCGTCCCTTTTCTTGCAATATGGTTTTACATCAATTTGACGCATTTCTTCATAGCTTTTCAACATTCTTTATATCTTCCTTCCTTAATTGTTTATACTTATACGGAATTTATCTATACAATCCTCGCATACATAATCGCCTTCAATCATGTATGCATAGTCTTCATAAATCCGTTCGCCACATTGACTGCAAAGCGGCAAATCTTTCGCTTTTTCCTCGAGCGAAGCATAATATCTTTCTGCATCCGCTACCGGGTCCTCTGTTCTAAATCCAACCATCTTGCCCTTCTTTCTTTAATATGTTAAAATACCTGTGTGTGTTTTTATTTGTGCCTGTCTTCCTGAAAAGGTTGTAGGCTTTTTATATCTGTATCCAGTAATAAATCAGCACAACTTAGATACATTTTTTTATTATTTTCTATCTCCCTAACCTCAACCAAGTTCGGAAACAACTTCATTACTTTTACAAGTACCTTTATCTTTCTTGTTCCCTTGCCAACGCACTTTTCTGAAGGGTCAGGATACAGATAATGAAACTTGTCACCTAGTTTTACAGCCTGCATTATCTCCTTTGTAGTTATGCCTGCCTGCCTTGTATTTCCTATCATTTTAACTCCTTATAGTGTCCTGATTTCTTCATAAAATTAGGTACATCTAATTGTTTATTCTGCTTTTTGATTGTTACTGAAAGAGCCACACAATCATCTAATTCACTATATGCTATGTGAATAACTTTGCTTTCATCAATTTGCATGCGCTCTAGGAAATCTCTTAACATCATGACTCATATCCTCCTTAAGTATTTCTTTTAATCTTTTGATTGTTTTTTGGGTATTATTTCTATGCCTTAGATGGCAAAGATCTATATCATTTAGATAACAACTACAGTCTTCGCCTTCCATTCCCGGCTCCCAGTGTGGTGTAAATATTCTTACACTTGCTACTTTTAAATCGGGTCTTGTTTCAAAAAATATTTCTCGCTTTTTCAAGACATTGATTTGTAAGCACAAATCAAATACTTCTTTAGCCCTCATTGCCTCTTCACTTGTCATCGTCACTCTCCTTAATATTCCCAATCCCATTTTATTTCCATCTTCTTAGTTATTTTGTTTTTACACATTCATAACTAAGCAAGAATTCTCTAATCTCTGTATAAAACTCGTCATCTATAGCTTGTAATAGCATATTTACATAGTCCTGAACTTTGTCGGGATCTAGTTCATGTAAATCAAGCATATTAAAATCATCATTTATCTCAGATATGATCTCTTCAAATCTTTTATCATTACCCCAGTCATGCTGCCTTAGTCTGTATAATAAGTCTTCTAAGTCAGTGATGGACTGTATTTTATTTATTATTTTTGATATTCTTATTTTCATTTCTATCCCCTGTTGTGTAAAAAATTTTCAAAATCTTTAGGATATAAGTCATGTAACATACCAAGAAATGTATTTGCATAATCCTGATATTTATTAGACCCCAATTCACTTGTATTTGAAACATTGAATAATTCATTTACCCTTGCCGTAAGTGCTGCTATTTTCACAATATTAAAGTACCTGTACTCACATGCAGTGTTCAGTAAGCCACAAAGGTCTTTATATGTGTGTATCTTTTTTGCAGCTTTTGATACTTCTATCATCATGTTATCCTCCTAAAAAATACTTGCCTTTTCTTCGGCTGTGAGCCAACCTCTACTATTGAGCCTTCTGAGCTCAATCAGAGTAAAGGTTGCCGGTTCTCTGTTTCTTTTTTTGTAGGTCTTTTCAGAACAGCCAAGGATATCTGCCATTTCCTTGTCGGTCTTTCCGTAGGCGTTCTGTATGCCTCCTAAAATTTTCTTGAGTGCAATGTCTTGCTTTTCAGTTCGACTCAGTGCTAGTTTTGGCACAACATCACCCCCTATCTATTATCTATAAACAATGCAAAGCTAAGCATTGCTATTACTGCTAAAATACTCCCAAACGCTGACATATTTCCTCCTTATAAAATTCTCTTAAAGACTTCTTCTGCCACTTCTTCACTGTCTACTGACATAAAGAACCTGCCTGCATGGCAAAATTTAAGTCCCTTAATTCCTGCTGCCGTCTCCAATTTTTCTCCGTTAAGCCCTGCCCATTCTTCTGGAAACGGCTTTCTTTGTTTAGTCATTTCCTTAAGGCTCGGAGGTACTGCGGCTATGCACACACTTCCTTCCTTGCCCTCATAGGTGCAGTAAAGAAGACTTGCTGCCTTAGGGTTTTTACTCTTAAGGACTGCTGCCTGCCAACTGCCGACATAACTGCCAAGGTTCAAAACCTTTCCGTCAGACTCTGATATTTTATCCTCCACGATATCTATAGCCCTATATCCTGCTGCGACCGATTTAATTAAGGTCCCA